CGTCGTCCTGAATGGCACAGGATTTCTGTTCTTGGCATTGCTATTGTCATATCATCCCCACCAACACTTGTAGCCGGCGTATAAAGAGGAAAGGTATAGGTGTCGCGACACAAAGGACAGGTAAAGGGTCCCTGTCGCCTCACTACGAGGGCACATTCATCATGAATCGGTAATTGACAAAAACAAGGGAAGGTGCGATACTGATGATGGGGGATTTGACAGAGGACACAGGACGGGTTTATAGCAGGAGGAGCAGAAGGAAGGAATCCATACCGATTATTGAAGGCCATCTTACTCTATATACGTATGGCATGTTTATGTTGCTAATCAATTACAAGTTGTTTATGAACGGACTTAAGAAGTCCATCCATAACCAAATCCTCCTTTGCCATATGAACGAGACCAACATCCTCCAATCCTGTCGCCTCATGACAGGGACTCTCGTGAAACCCCCAAACATACATACAGGGATCCGTCATCCAAATGAGACCGAACTTCTTCAAGGTGATCGTCTCTCCCTTTCGCAGACTTCCTGGGCCATGGCTCTTTCTCTGATCTGCCAAGGACCATTCATCGGGAATGTCATCAGGGAAGACACTGGCATAGAACTCCTCCACATCCTCAGGGCCAGTATATAAGATGTCGTGAATCTTGTACAGTTCCTCCATAGTTCCCCTATTCCGTTCCATTCTGCCTCTCTCGGTCAAGCCATACAGGCATTCATCGGGAATGGCATAGACCCGTGCCTTCCGATTGAGGCGAATGGCCCTCCAAGCCCGAACCTGTTCCATTAATACAGGACTCATAGAGCCATCATACTCATTGTCGGGCGTACAGGCCACCAGAACAGTGGCACAACGAGATACTTGGTCCCACGCAGATCCTACGAATCCAACCGATTCCATCAACGATTCAAGGAAGATGTCAGGAATGCGACCCGTCTTGTAGTCAAGTGCCTTGACGGCCCACCAGGCACAGGCGGCCTTTCCCTGGCAAATGGCAGCACACAAGTAGGCGTCCAGTTCCGATTCATAGTTCAAACCATCGGGTCGTTTGCCACAGACCCGATCAGGCATTTCCGATCCAACTGTGGCTAATACAGCCCACAATGAATTGTCCTTCTTGGCTATACACAAGTTATAGCAGGCCTGATGGAGAATGTCCTTCCCCTCCTCATTATTAATCTCGTCCTCTTCCGTGAAGAAGATACGATTCTGAATCCAGGCGGGATTGGTGGCAAGGCAGAACCAGAGCCAACTCTGTAACAGGGTTGCCCATGCCTCTATCCAATAGCCAGAACAGGTGAGTTCCTCACACCAGAATGCCGCTTCCAGAACTCTCCCTTTTTTAATAGCATACATGAGGGCTGCTTTGACCTCGTCTAGGCGGTAGAAATGCTTAGTTATCATGATTGTTGCGTGATTATATTGGAGCAAAAAAATATCAAATTTTTTGTGGTATATTCTAATCAACATCCTGAATGGCGCTATCCGATTGAAACATGATGCCCCGTTTTATCATGGTCTCAGGATTCATCAATGTCATCACATTATTTAGTGTAATAACAATGAGACAGAGCAGAAAGACAAAGAAGGTCGCACCGACTATATCAGGACGAACCATAAGCATCAGAATCCACAGGACTATCCTACAAAGGAAGAGTGCTATTTCAAAGGCAATGAATAGACAACTAATTATCATAACTGGCACAAGGGTGGCTAGAAGGGCCTTTGTTAACGCCGTGCTATAGAATTCATACTCTTCCGCCACAAAGTAAGCCGTGACTAGGATAATGAGGCTCATCCAGGCCCCCATTCCGCAGGCATATTCTAAGAGGGCGAAGTCCATCGTTGTATTTCAGATTGCCTTTCTAATCCTTTTTCATAAAAATCAAATTTTTATGAAAAAGCACTTAGACACTTCCCTATTCTTCATAGAAAGACCATGGAAAGTCATGCGAATGAGATTGTAGACCGGCTGTGGCTCGGCGATATTCACGCATCCCAGGATGAGACTTTTTTGCGCAGCCGGCACATAGATGCCGTCTTTAACTGTACCAAAGATTTACCCTTTTCTCCTTTACAGCATCTGGTGTATTACAGGGTGCCCTTGGACGATAATTTGGAAGAGGTGGAGATCCGAAATGCGGGACTCTGGTCTAGTGAAATCGTTATGAAGATTATGACGCATTACAAGAAGGGGGATCGGATTCTGGTTCATTGCTTTGCGGGTCGGCAGAGGTCGGCGGCGTCTGTGGCTATGTTCCTCATTTTATTCAAAGGCTTCACAACCGACCAAGCGATCACCTATATTCGGCAAAAAAGACCCGTGGCCTTCATGCCAGGTCCGAACTTTGAGCGGTCTATTCGGATGTTTGAGGAGCGATATCAGAAAGAAATCTTACCTGCGTTAACGGGCCTCCACTTGTAATTCCTATTCTCCCTATAGGGATATCATGGATACAGTCTTGTTATCTGTTATGTATTATACATGTTTTAAACGGGACTTGCTGAAACCGAACGTGACTACCCTTCCAAAAAACGCCTTCGGCGTCTTCACAACGGTACGCCGCCATCAGACCTTGCCAAAATGGCCCGAAGATATTCATGGATGTATCGGACATTGGGACTCCAAGTTTCAGGCTATTCCTCCTACCACCCTTTATGACCATCTCCTTCGGGTCAGCCATGATGCGATGTGGACCGATAGCCGCCGGTCCCACTTTGGCCCGATTGAGCAGGACCCCCAGTCGCAGTTGGAACTGGACTTCCTGATGTTACCACTCAGCCCTATTAACGCCGCTACAGGGAAACTCCCGAACAAGAAATCCTTCCATAACGACACCTATGGGCTTATTATACAACAGGCATCGTCAGGCAAAAAGGCCACCTATTTGCCAAAGGTATTCCCAACCAAGAAATGGCCAGATCTCCTAGCCTCTATCAAACAGAAGGCCTCTATTGAAGGGGATGACTATGAACTGTATGCCTACACGATCCAACAGATATCAGGGCCCTTCATAGACCTCTTAGTAAAGCCATTAATACCTAGAATGATTCTGTATCGCTTTGTAACAACGATGCTTCCTATCATGAAGCCGAGATATCCCTTTCCGTTTCCTTACTCCTGTAAGAAGAATACTCTTCATTGGACAAAGGAGGATGATGTGCGCAACATTGCCACCTTGGGAGACATTGTCAAATACACCTCCCTCTTTTCCCTTCCGAAGCGGGACACGGTCAACCTCCAACGGTCGGTTCAGTCTATTCTGGACACGCAGGATGCCTATTCAGCCCAAGCGCTCTCGTTCTTAGGGCATACCTTTCAAGAGGTGTCCAAAGAACATACGGAATACTGTGCCAAGTTAGTCCGAGAATTACCAGACGCAGAGGATGAATTTGGAAAACCCGAGATTCTGATTGGTCTACGAAAGGCGGGATGCCTCTTTCAACTGCCCCCGTTAGTCACGAGCGATTCCATTTTTAATCTGAATTGGACAATTCAGACCTATGTGGCCTATGAGAAACCAATTCCAAAACAAATGATACGCAATCTAACAACGGCGGTTCAGGGGCTTCTAATCAAAAAAGAGTCAACCGAAACAAACCATCTCGCTGTCGCCTTTGAAGCCCTCTGTTACACCAATCACAATCATTCCCTGCTTTTTCAACTGTTCTTTGAATTGGAACAAAGAAAAGAATGCCACAATCTCCTGTATGCCTTTCTGGATAAAACAGCCCGTGTGGATATTACAGGGCATGTGTTGAATGGACTGTATGAGTTACTTACGAACTAGAGGGTTTGGTCAAGTATTCCAAGCGTTTCAGACGAATTTCTTCCAGCGTAAGAGGCTTGGAAGTATTACCGACCATCGCTCCTTCCTCTCCTGTATGACTGGCACTTGAATTTGAATTTGATTCTACGTCTGGTTCTGGTTCTGCGACTTCCTCCTCCAAGAACTCCACGACCACCTCTCCGCCCAACCTAACCAACGGAGCCGGCTCTGTCCGTTCTATATACATCGGAACCTCTAAGAATCCAACCGGCACGGTCATCATCGTGGCCGGCTCCAGAACATGGAACCGGTCCAAATATGCCTCAACTGCCGCTCGTACATCCTGGTCCCCCGCATCTTCCAGCAACCGAATACTAATCTTGGTGGCCGCCTCAATCTCCCCTGTATACGGCAATAGGTTAACATAGTCCTCTCCCTCTCCTCCAAGCCCCATGCTCTCCAGAATCCAATTAGGACAATAGATGGCATCATCCGGCCCCGAACCATTGACACAGGCATATCGTTCCATTCCTGTGTCAATTGCCTTCATAGTGATAATCATCGGCGTACTCGGTGGAAACAGGTCTAGCCAGGACTCAAAGAGCCACTTGGGAATGGCGACCTCATCAGATCCCTCTATGATGGGCGTATGTTCCAAGAAGCACAACTGACGAATGGGCAGAACGGTATCTGTCATTTTTGGCAACTTAAAGAAAAAGCGGTTTGGAATCAAATTTTTTGAACCACTTTATAAAACTCCTCCAAAAAATGGGCATTGTCCCCAATATGGAGGCAATGATCGGATAGGGAATAATCCAGACAGCCATCTGTGCGTTTATAGGGATCATAGGGATTGAAATAGGTATAGGAGAACTGGTCACAGAAGTCTTTTAAAAGTCCGTTCATGACATCCGTGTAATGGACTCGTTCGTCATTGGTTCCAACAAAGGGAATGCCAGTATGATTGTGAGTATGATCTTCTTTGGCCACGGGCGGTGGAATCGCAATAATAATAATCTGTCTGTATTCTGTGATAGTATTGAAAATTGTATTAAAATACGCCAATACAAGTTCATAACAGATATCTGTAAGACGCCGCCCTTTTTCTACATGACCTCCAATGTGACATCGCACATCCACCTCGCCATAGCATAAACAGAAGATCCTGTTCTCATCATTGTGGTCTTTTTTGAAATTGTAGATGGAATTATCTCGCCCTATACGGTACATTGTAATGGCATATTGGAAGAGATTGGTATGGGGAAGGTTACAGTCCTTAAAGAGAAGGAGCGGGTGACTATCCCCATAAATATAGAGCGCACTCATTTTTGTAAACGGGCATTTTAAAATGCCCGTTTATAACATGGAACTCGCCACCTATTGTTCGTCGGAGGAGGCACGCTATCAGACCATCCTGTCTTCCACCACTCTCACTCCACTTCAGAAGCAGACCATCGGAACTCGGTATCTGACCCTGCTCAAAAATTTTCGGACCCGCTGTGCCTGGTATTCCTTTCTCTTTTTTACGGGCCATTTCATCATTACCGTGGGCTCCCTGATTGTGCCGGCGCTCCTTTCGGTTCAATATACGAATTCCACAGACAGTTCTCTGGCCTCAACGGAGTTTCAGATGCGTATTTATTGGAGTACCTGGTTCCTGTCTCTTCTGGTGACCACCTCCAATGGCATTCTGGTCCTCTTCAAGGTGGATAAGAAGTACTATTCGCTTCATACCAGTTTGGAACGGCTGCGGTCAGAGGGCTGGCAGTACTTGGAACTCACGGGGCGTTATTCAGGCGTTCTTAATCACTATACGGAAGTTCCGACGCATGAGAATCAGTACCGATTCTTCACGCATTATGTGGAGAAGATGAAACTGAAACAGGTGGAGGATGAGTATTACAAGTATGAGGACAGTGCGAATCCGGTGGCGCATAATCCAACCGATACAAAACAGAGTATCTATCCGCCCTCCATTCAGAAGGAGTTAGTCATTTTAGACAAGGAGGCCCCGCAGTCTGTGAAAGACGCCATTAATAGTTTGATTATACCGGATGAATCTCCTAATCAACTGACCCTTCCATCCCCCAAAAAAATAACTCCTGTAAGTAAGGATGGCTCCACGCTGCCAGTGTGAGCCAAATTGTAAATATCCACCACTCAAGGGCCAGCCGTTCTGTGCCAAGCATAATAAACGGTGTACACGCAAGGCCCCATTATCAGGGGCAGAAGTTCCCTTTGACCCCAAACGTTATAGTAAGTTTGAGGTCCAGGACAGCCACAACTGCTTCGCCTATGCCTTTGATTATATGGATGTTCCGCCTCCCTCCGATTGTAATAAGGAGTCATGTGATGTCCCCTTTCATCAACCGGGACGCAAGGCCGGGTATCCGAAGTGGTCCAAGGTGAAGGGGAAGCGCTGCCCAGATTTGGTGGGCCGCCTAATCGGCGATGTGCCAGGGCTTCAACTGTCCTCCTTTGAACAGGCGTGTCCAAAGGGGGCCTATAAGATTGCCGCCGTCATTGATCCCAAGAATGACTATCATTTTTACAAGCAGGGATCCAATGGAATGTGGACTCATAAACCCGGATCCACCAAGGTCACCACCAAGGATGCCTCGCAGCGCCCTATTTATGACCCGTCACTATGTGACCGTGATTATACGAAGAAATCCCATTTGAACTATGACCGCTTCTGTTCCTTTATGTGCGTTCCGAGGAAGACGAAGAAGTTGAAGAGAGGAGGACGAAGGCAAAGAGGACAAAGAACCAAAAAATCTAAACGCTCTTAACCTGTGCCAGCCACCCTGTCATCAATTCATAAATATCCTTGTACTCCGGTTTCGTGAGAAACGGACTCCTAGGATACATCTCATAGAGTGCCTGAACCGCATCATACCGTTCCCTCGGATTGGTGTTCATCATCTTGGTCAAGGTGCCCCGAATGCGCATGACCTCAGGCCCCCACCGGTCTTCAAAGGCCTTGAAGAGCATCATGCGATTAATGAGAACAACAATATTCGTGGCAAAGGCCCAGGAGTCATTCACGCGCCAATAGGTGCGATACCAGAGTTCCAGGTCGCCGTCCCGGGCCGCCTTGCTCTTTTCTAAGAAGTCCAGCATTCCCTGTCGCTGTTCTTTTTCCGTCATTCCCAGTACAGACCGCGCTGTCTTCAAAATAGTCTTCTCCTTCATAATATCGTCTACCACCGTGTGAACACGTGGCACATCGTCCCCCTCCTTTTTGCGCGCGATAGCCGTTAAAAGGGTGGAATCAGGCGGCTCCTGCATTAAACTGGACATGTACTGATGGCTGATGTTATCCACGACAAGCCCCTTGTACCGGGCGTCCACGGACAGATTAAAGTCAATGATATGGGGAACTCCCTTGTTATTCACTAAAATATTGCCACTGTGGAGGTCCAAGTGGCTGATGCCATACAGGGTGAGAAGGGCAACACCCTCCAACAAATGCCGCACAAATTTATCAAATTCAAACTCGTGAAATTTCGTGCTGTATTTGTTCAGGGGAACGCCGCCATAGGTCATACGAAGAATGCGAAGTTTGTCCAGGGGTTCGTCGCCAATCGGCTCACACTTGTTCAATTCCGTTTCGGTCTGTTTCAAGGAAGGGATGTACATGCCCTCGGCCACAAGGAAATAGTCTTTCCAGAAGGGGATTTCCTGGATTTTCTTGGAAATACTGTATTCCTGTTCGGCCTCGCTGGGAATCATGAGTTTGTCTAACTTGGTCCCCTCCACCTTGTCGTTTTTCATTAGCGAACTGATCGTCGTCTTCACTTTGAGTTCGGGCTTAAACACACATCCATAAGAGCCTGCTGCCACAAAGGTGCCCCCTCTTAGTTTGGTATCCTTCCGGGACCTGACTTCCATCTATTGTGCTAAGTGAATTTCACTGTGAATGCGCGAACGCTTTATTTTTAGGCTTAGAAACAGGGAGATGATACAACAGGTCCTTTGGATATGTGTCTGTCTATTATTGGCCGTGGCCATTCTAGAAATTATGTGGCCCCAGGCCATTAACGAAGGATTCAGTAGCCTTGTTGGCCTTGGTGATAGCCCCTTCTGGGCCGTTCACATGCCCAGAAGAGGGGATGTCGGTCCCAACACGACTCAGGAAGAGGGAGGCTATATGCGGGATACGCGATACTGGTCGGGTTATACGGATGTTCAGAATTTGGGCGTGGATCACGATTTCTGTCGGATGGTGATGCCGAAGTCTGGGACAGAAAAGGACCTCTTCTTTGCCTGTGCCCTCGGTGGAACAGAGGGCCTTTCCTCCGTCAAGTTTGCCACCAGCACGGTCCGAAAGGGCCTGAAGATCAGCCGCGACGACTACATGAACAAGGTAGGGGACTTAAAGAACAGGACAATGGGCTACTGTCGCATTCTGAAGGTGGATGATTATACCTTTCAGCCCAAGTGTAATCCCAGCACGGACCTTGGGTTCAAGGACAAGATGGTTCTGGATTACAATCCTCCCGAACCAATTCAAATGCTCTTGGATTTCTATGAGGGCATTTACTTCTGGCTCCGTTTCGCAGACGACTTGGTGGATTATGCGGAGAATCTGACCATTCTGAAGGGCGGCGGCTTAGCCATTGAAGAGATGCCACCTATCCGCCTTTTAGAGAACACCGTGGTCCCCAGAACCTTGGAGTTCAATGGCCTGGACCAGTTCTTACGTTTGGGAGAAGTCCGGAACGGCGACTTGGAATTTGGCTCTCTCATTGATTTACGCTATATGCGGGGCTTCTCTGCCTGGGTGTATTATAGTGAATTCACCAATAATGCCAAGGTGTTTGACTTTGGGGACGGACCTGCTCGGAACAATGTGTTCTTGGGAATTATTGGGCGAGGGAATGAGCAAATGAGTCAGAAAGGAAGAATCCCAGCCTGTAATGAATCAACAGTTCCTGCTAGTCCATCAGGCGCCCAAACACCCATGGAGACAACGCCTGAGAACCTGATGTTGACATCAAATGCGAATGTGAATGAATACACCTGTACGAAACCGGAAGTCTATGGCCGTATCATGCCACCCGTTCAGCCGAAGGCCCCTGACCCCAAGAACATCTATATTCAGACGGCGGATCTCATCTACGAAATCTGGGACACCCAACAACGCAAACTCCATGTCCAGATAAATGGGTTCTTCCCTGTTGGTAAGTGGGTTCATATTGCGATCACGGCAACGAGTGATAATGCCACGAGGCCGGCCATTGCCTTTTACAAGAACGGCGAACTGGTGTATACGGAACAGGATGGATGGCTTCCTCAGGCATCCGCCACCACCAACAACTATATTGGGAAGTCCAATTGGTCCAATACCACGGCGACCACGAATAATCCCGATGAACTATTTAAGGGAAAGTTGTTTGATGTACGGGCGTATAATACATTCTTGACGCCAAAGAAAGTCAAGAATATTTATAAGTGGGGGAAGGATTTATTGAAAATTTAGGAACGGTGTTTACGGCTACGACCACGACGACTTTTATGAGCCTTTTTCGTGTGTTTGCGGCGTCTGCCGCCACCACGAACAGTTATTCTTATAGAATTTTTAGATGCTTTATTATTAATCAATATATAAGCCTCATAATTCATATAAGGACCAAACGTTCCAGCGATTTTATATGTGTCCCCGCCTTGGTCGCTGATATACTTGTTAAATGTACTGATATCACTGGTCATATCTTCTGGCACATAATATGTTATCCTAAGATTTTCATTTATTGGATATGCCGATTTCATTTGGTTCTCTTTTAATGTGAAATCATAACCCGTACCAGTACCAATACGTAATCCTTCATGATCCTCTATATAACCTTCTTTTAAAGAGAGTAAGGTATGTTTCAAATCAGGTATAGAACCTAATATCTTTTGAATTTCTGTTAAAATAAACGCCTTTCTCTTGGCTTCGCTGTTCATCCTACTATAGCCGCGAAATAGCGTGCTTCCCACCTTCATAAAAATACAGCAGCCACTCTAGGGGTCCATGCACATCGCATTCATCATGGACGGAAATGGCCGATGGGCCATAAATAAAGGACAAACAAGAGCCGAAGGCCATGATGCCGGGATAGAAACGGCAAATACGATCATGAAGGCTTGTGTGAAACGGAAGATTCAGAATGCCACCTTCTATGCCTTCTCGGTTCAGAACTGGTCCAGAGACAGAACCGAGATTGAGAACATCTATGAGTCGGGCAAGAAACTCTTTGAGCAAATGCGTCCTTGGACAAAAGACAACAATGTCCAAGTCCGGTGTATCGGGAACAAGTTCCGCCTTCTGGACAATCCAACG